CATGGCTTAGAAGTCCATTGTTCTATCCACTGAACTACAGAGGCATTTATCCAATTATATACTTATTACCCTAAAAAATCAAATTGAATGGTATACTATTTTTATGGAAGAACTGATAAATCTAATTAAAGTCCTACTTGCAGACAACATTACCCTTAAATTAAAATCTCATGGGTATCACTGGAATGTAGAGGGTATTGAATTTTCTCAATATCATGAACTTTTTGGAGAAATTTATGCAGATTATGAAGACGCAACAGATACGTATGCTGAATGGCTAAGAAAGTTAGATGCATATGCACCATTTAAACTATCCAGATTTATAGAGTTAAATGAGGTTGGAGAACCAGAAATTACCTCTGATCCAATTATGATGTCAAAAGATCTTTTAATGGCAAACGATATGGTTACAATGAAACTTAATGATGCATTTGATATGGCAACTGCTCAAAGACAACAAGGACTTGCAAACTTCTTTGCAGATCGTATAAGCATGCATCAAAGATGGCACTGGCAGTTATCTGCTTCAGTAAAACAAATTTAATTGCTGGTCTGGCTGGGCACGATCCAGCAACTTCCAAATTAACAGTTTGGCACTCTACCAATTGAGTTACAGACCACTAGTACAGCAGGTAGGACTTGAACCTACGATAGCCGAATTATGAGTTCGGTGCCTTGACCAACTTGGCTACTGCTGCTTAAAGATTATCCTCTTGCAATTTTAGCAGCAAGCAATTTCATGCCAACAGCGTTTTCAATACTATCTCTAATTTCAATAGCCTCAATCTCTTTGGCTATCTGTTCTCGCATTTCTTTCATGTGCATGCTTAATGTTTTTTCCATTTTATCCACCCAATCTTTTTAGTTCTCTGCTCTTACATCTGGACTTTTCAAATAAAATACCAGAGTCATTTTTAATCCGCAAGGGCAGTGAAAATTATAGTCTAATTCTTTATGTATTTCCATAGTAATCTTTGTACCACAGCCATCACAAACAAACTCATATGTGTGCATTACTTATCTTCCTTTTCCCATACTATCCTACCATTTTTCCAGACAGGCCAATACCCAAGACCTCTCCAGTCCATGCTCATAATCTTAGGTTCTTTCATTAGTTAACCTTATATGTCATTACAAAATAACATGCAACGTATCCCAAAATAAATACTGGTATAAGAAATAATATATTAATCAATTTAGCCCCCTTTTATATATCTAGTATAGCAATTTTAAGACAGAATGTAAAGATATAATGAGGAGATAAAAACTATATCTTACTTGTAAAATATTCAAATTATTGATATTTTTTTTGTTTCCAAAAAGTTTCTTTGTACCATCCATATATTCTATGCTCATGCCTATTTTCCCTACCTTTTTTAACCAAACCATCTTCAATTTCAGAATTCCAATTTTGTTGTAAAAATGGTATTAATTGTACAACTGGGGTTCCTTGTTTTATAACTCCTTCAAAATCATTTTTAATATAAAATGGAAGATTTCCATCTGCTTGTGTGACAAACCCTCCATCAATAATACCGCTAAGTGTAGTAAATGGTAAATCATGCCTATTTAGTGGATGAGTTAACAAAGCGCTATATCCTTGTGGAATTGTAAATGATACATTTAACTTCCAAGCATATTCACAATTAGCATGTTTATATGGAACTACATTTAAATCAGAAACATTTGCTCTAATGCTTGGTGGATCTCTTAAATCTGGCATCCATGTCAAATATGGTTGTCCATCAATTTGTTTAACATAAAGATCGTATGGAAGTTTTATTAAATAACCAGTAGTCATGGCATCTAAAAATGGTACACATTGCTTTATGGTATGTCCAAATCCTGTTGGTATATCAAACATTTCATTATTTTTCCATTTTGGTATTTTTTTATACCATTCTGGGATCAATGATTTTGCTGGAACAATTAAATTTTTATCTACTAATGGAACTGCAGATTCTTGTTTTAGAATTGGATTTTTTTTAAACATATTTAAATTGTATCATAAAAAGAAGTAATTGTAAATTTAAAAACATTTATTAGAACATCTCTTCCGAACATATAAGGCAAAACTTTTTATCTTCTTTGCCCAATGTAAAATGAAAGCCCATGCGACACTTAATGTGTCGTTTCCATATCCACCAAAGCATAAAATATTAGTGGCACATAGTGCAGTAAAAAGGTGTTCTTATATTTGCCTCCGATACAACAGATATTTTAGAACACTTAATGCAGACCACTTTTACAAGCCCATCTTCAATACGTTCTGGATTGATAGACAAAGATCTGGTGTAGTATATTTTAGTTAAATACCAAGTAATTGCAATAGCGAGTAGAGTTATCATACATTTAGTATATCAAGATTTGGCGATAAAGTCAAAATTATATAGCCCAGAATTTTTTCATATCTGGAAGTGTGGCAGGATCTTTTGTTGGTATACCTGCTCTAGAATAGGCTGCCCTCATGGTTTCATTATTATCAATTGCTAAATTAACTTGAGATCGTAGTTTCATACCAACCTCATATTTATATTTTGCGGTATCTGCAGAAGAACCTGGATTCATAATAAGTCTAGAATACTTAACTCCTGCTGCTCTTAACGCTGCCACAGTTTCTTTACGTTGTGAAACATTTCTGCCTGTTACGATAATTAATGATCCTGGCAAAGCATTGACATAATCAATAACTCGGCGGATAGGTTGAGTTCCGTTTCGCAGAAGAGTATCGTCAATATCAACAATTGTGGCCATTTGTTAAGTATAGCATTCATTAAGTTCGGCGGAAAATAGAACTATCAAACCTCCCTATGCCCTAAAGGGCACTATCGGTGAGTAGTCTTCATATGCCTAAATAAAGAATCGTGAGCAAAGATACCCCATCTGAGTTCCCATTCTTTATTGCAGGTAGGACAGATTATTATCCTCATTGTTTTTCCAAACCACTAAACATTTTGTACATTGAATTCCTGGCTCTCTCATATACCAAGTATGGCTACACTCTGCTTTATCTAAAAGTTGTTTTTTCCATCCCGCAGGAGGTGGCCAAGCAACTCCAAGGGAAGCAAGGGATGCTTTAGTCCAACCACCCTTAGCGGTTTTTAATGATTCTATTTTTGCTTCCATTTGTGCTCTTGTCATTTTTTATTAACGCACCACAATTTGCCTGGAAGCCATTGATGGGTTTCGTAAAAGTCTTCTTCAAATTCTGACATATTACATTCATTACATTTAGTATCCATTTAAACACACATTTCTAGTATGGTAAAGCCTGGTTTGTATAATTGTCTTTTTGGTGGGGGCACAAATCAATTCACCACAACACCCACAGTTCATAGACCATTCTCCAGCAAACCAATCATATATAAACCCATTAGACTTACGTTCTTTCCTAGCCACAAAGTTAGCAAATGGATCTGGGATTTCCATGTTAATCACTCAAAGTCCATCTGTGTTTCAAAGATACTATTGTCCATGTCATCATCCATTGCGCCACAAACGCTACAAGTTATAGAACCATCAAGGTCTAAGGCATAGGTGCAGTCGTGTGTCATAATTTAGATACAAAAATAGAAGCCATTTTCAAACCCTTAACCAAGCCATCATGGTAGTCCTGGTTCTTAACAACCTTAGCGCTATCCCAGACACGGTAGGATTCTTTGTTTAATAGGTCTGCTATTTCTATTTTTAAAACCATTTCTTCTATATTCATATATCTATCATATCAAATTTTGCGGGGGAAGTCAATAAGAACCTTACCACCCCTATAAGACATAACCCTATATGCCAAACCTTGTTTTTAGCAATTATGTGTACAGCCACAATCAGGACATTTTTCTCCTGGATTGGAGATACAATCATCACACCAATCTGGTGGATTTTGTTTATATCCTGGTATCTTGTCTGGTCCAAAGTCCAGATATGCTTCTAGATTATCTAATATTCCCATGTATCCAGCATAGCATATTAACCTGATATGGACAATATCGGATCCAGGATGGTGGTTTGATACCCTCCCAAAATAGGCTTAGAAGGCTTTTAAATACCATCTGATGAGGTTTGATAGGATAATTAAATCTTACTGATATTTTTTAGATTTGGTTAGAATGGAGGAAAGTGGAGTGAAGTGGGGGATAGAGCGCATATATATGGGGCGTTCGTAATGCCAAACCACTACATCTAGTATCTAACAAACCTTCAAACCTTCCAAACCTCATATCCCGATAGCGGATTATACTCCCAAACCTTCTATTTGTCAAACCTTGTATGCGAAAAACCCCTATAAATTTTGTACAAAAATGTAGCAAAAATGTAGGAAAATCTAGCAAAAAGAATAGAAAGGTTTGGTATTTATTTAAAAAACCAGAGAAAAGGTTTGATATCTTATAGGGGGTAAAAGTTGTATGTTTCTGGATCCCCCGCTAAACTTCCTGGGATTTTTTGAGGCCCTTCGTAATGTCTAATAGGATAATTAAAACGCTTTAAGGCGGGGGATAAAAAGATATGATCGTAATACCCCTAGTAGTATAACAAACCCTATATCCTGGTTTGAAGGTTTGGCAGATATAAGGTTTGACAATAGAAGGTTTTTATGATATGAAGGTTTGGCATGAATCTGGAAAATTATTTAGGTCTTCGTAATGTCTTTTAGAGAAAATGGTTTGGTACGATATGTCCGATTTGATATGATTTGGACCCGCCCCGCCGCAGGCGCTATTCTTGAATAGAATTAAGTAGTTCGTCTAGGCTTTCAAACCCTATATCCTCTGCACCCAATGAAGCAACTAACAAATCATATGTTTCATTAACATACACCTCTGATTGCTTTGTTGGCAAAACCAATTCATTCATTAAGAAATAAGCCATTGGCAAACCAAGATCATTATATTCTATAAAATCTTTTAACTGGTCATCATCTCTATAATTCATCCACAACTCTGCAAGGATAGAAATCTTATTAGAAAAGTCGTTCGGCATAGTATTTCCCAATCTCTCTGTATTCACTTACTTCTTTATTATACTCTGTTGCTTCTAATACTTCCAATGCCCTCGCATAAATCACATAGGGCTGAGTGGTTGCTAAATATTTTCCAATGGCTTCAAGGTCAAGGGAGAAATCTGAGAGCAGTCTGCCAATAGATACGGCAACCTTTTCTTCTTTACTAATACCTAATGTAATTCGTCTCATTTGTTTCTCCCCTCAAAATTATAGTGAGCAGTTTTAACTCTTACTCAGGAGTCCACTTTAGGCACTTGTGCGTAATGACAACACCCTATAGTGGGAACTCTATAATTATAGCAAAAAAGTGTGGGGAAGGCAAGCCCACCACAAACCTGCCTTCCCCCTAGCATTAGCGGGAGTTGACCCTTGCTCCTCGCTTTAGAGCAGTAAGCGATGTATTATCTACGAACTTACCACCCTGTCGCAGGACCACACGTTGGCTTTGGCCATACCGTGTATTCCAAGTCTCTAGATACGGAACAGTCTTAGCCTTATTAGACTTCTTGGCTGTCTTCTTCTTTACTGGTGCCTTGGCCTTTACAGGCTTTGGTGCTTCCTTAAGTCCTAGTTGGATCATGATGTTGTTAAGCATTTACTGTGGCTCCTATGTGATAGTTGATGAATTCTTGAATTGAATGTATACCGTGATTTTGTTCAACAGTATTATTAATAAAGTTAACTGTGATTGGCTCGTACTGCTCTTCTCCACCCTCGTGGCCTATGAACAATCCATAACCTGTTTCTTCATTCCAGGAATCACCTATGAGTTGAGAGATTGTTATTCTCAATGCATACGATGTATCCCCCATTGTGATACGTGGCATTGCTGCATCTAGCGCTTTTGCTAGGTCAGTTATTTTGCTGTCTCCACCCCAGTGGCTGTACAGGGTTAGTGCCCCTGTGTCAGTTACGAAAGTGAAATTGGTACGTGCTCCCATTGCTTGGTCCCTTCGGTCGTAGTGATTACTTCAATCATATCAAATAATGTCTGTTGTGTCCACTTCACAGCCATACTCCTCTATTTCTTCCATGGTTGCACAAGCAGGGCATTTTTCAATCTCACCCAATGTATCATTAACTAAATGACCAGCATTGCCTTCCCATTCCTCGTGACAGTTCTCACAGAAATAGTAGTAGTCATTTAGATTAACTTGAACATCTGTGTTTTCAGGGAATGGGACTTCAGTAATAAAATAACCAATCCTATTAATGAAATGCCATCCACTCCAGATATGGCTTTCTCCATCATCGCCATCTCCATAGGTCCAGATACGATTCTGTTCTTGTGCTTTGACAAATTCAACCTCATCGCCATATGTCTCAAACATGGCTCCATCAAATGAAGCATTTGTATCTATATGGTTTTGGATTGGCTTATAGGTGTTACACCATTCATCCATATCCATCTCAATAAAATCAGGCATTGTTACTCCCATATGTGGTCTACCTCATCTTCGCTAACATCTACATCATCAGGAAGGTTTCCGTCCATACCAAAGTATTGAGAGTATAGAAGTTCAGGTTCGTATTCAGGTAAATCTACCTTGTCATCAGGTACTTCAATGGTGTACCAAGTGCCTGTCATAAAACGATATTCTGCCATTGCGGTGTCTCCTTAAAAGTGGAAATCTATTGGTACTAAATATTGTCCCACATTTTCAGGGGATTTGTCAAGTCTCTCGTAAACATACTCCATATTAGCAGTGAACTCCTTCATGTCATAAAAGTAACTACTTGATTTATAACTATCTGATAACAAATCAGTTGCATTGCTAATATAGTAGTTATTCATAGAGAATCGTTCTTCAGGGTTTGGCATACCGTTGTTTGAGATGTAGTCAACCATATCACTAATAAACTTATCAGGTTTAATCTTGGATAGCATTTCATTCATCTCGTCTTTACGAGCAGTCTTGATACCCTCAAGTTTTTGTTTAAAGTTATCAGGCTCTTTAGCAAATGAGATAATCATGTTTGATTGGTCTTGATATCCGTCACCCTTTGGGTTCCAACGACCACCACCAACTACATGCCAGTCAGACCAGTCTACCCAACTGTCTCCTGAATCATTAGTTAATCTTTCTTTAACAAGGCTAAAGGCTTCTTGCTCATCTTCTGCCTCTACTGCCCACCAGTGTAGTGTATGCATTTTGGGTCTCTTTCTGTAGTGTCTTAATACTAATTATAGGGGTTGGTGTTGATTTTGACAACTTTTGGGGGTGTGACCTTAATCACAGGTTCGTAAAACCTACTCTCAATGTCTTCCACGCTGATATATTGCATTTCTCTACCACAAGGGCATGTCATACTAACTATCCCATTTGGGAATCCATACCCATCCCTGGCGGTAAATTCAAGAAGAGAATCACATTCAAATGGATCACAAACAAATGTATACTTAGCCCAGTTCTGCATCTCTTAACTCCCTTACGTAATCTAGTATTTCATCTACCGCAAAAAGTTGTCCTTCAAGGTGTAGTGGATTTTCATCCATAGGATATTCATTGATTGCTTCGCCTATGTCTATTTGACATTCAATAAGATAGTTAATAATGTCGTCAAGCATTGTCAAAATACCCCTCTGCCCAAAGACCTTGTAGGAAATCCATTGTTTTTAATAAGCCATCTACAATTGGGTCTTCATCACCCTGTTGCATATCTTTACCTTTATTAACAAGATAATATAATTTAGCATCATGTATTGAGTCAATCATTTCTTCTAAATCTTTAGCGGTATATCCTAACATTATTTAACTTCCCAATACTCTAGGATAGTTTCAAGGGTAGTGTGAATAACACAATCACAATCTCCACCCATATTATCCATAAACTCTAGGTGAGAGTAGTTATCATTATAGATTTCATCTACAAGGTTGCCAACAGTCATTGCTCTTAATTTATCTACGGTTCTCATGCATATACCTTTTCATAGGCTGGAAGTGATGTTACAGTTAATTCTAACATTTCGTCAGGGTATTTGTCAATAATGTAATTTAATGCATCCCCCGCAGTTTTAAAGTCTGAGATACAATTACTATCATATCCTTTTCTTATTGTTGCTTCCCAACAATCAACACCACCAGGAGAGCAGGCATAGTTCATTTCATATATTTCAATTTCTAGGGTCATAAATATATTTTAGCAACTTTCGGGGAAAAAAGCAAGTCTACGTAATAAAGATTTTGTGTATTAATATACTGTTAGTGAGGGCCGCCCCGCATTTGCGAAGTGTACGGGACTTGAACCCGTGATCTCTACCGTGACAGGGTAGCGCATTAACCAACTATGCTAACACTCCATGCGAGCAGTTTTAAATCTTGCTCAGGATTTTTTTACTAAATTAGTTGCAAAGTATTTTGAACAACTTTTAGCAAACGATTTTTTTCTGCGTTAATTGCAGGGTCAAATCCTGATGCACTTGCAAGGATAGATTCGTTAGAACCACCACGAGCAGAACGATACCAGTCTAAACGCTCAGTAAGTGCATTGAAAGCACCCCACGCATTTCCAGCAATCATTCCGTTAAATTCACCAGTATAGATATCGTTAATCATATCTACTTTATTTTCCCATTT